AGTTAGAAGCTCAACTAGCAGTACAAAAACAGCAAACAGATGAGTACTTCAAACAACAAGAACTTGCTATTGCACAACAAGAAATTCAAGTTAAGCAACAAGCAGTTCAAGTAGATATGCTCAAAGTTCAAGCAAGTGCTCAGACCGAAGCAGATAAGGCTTTGATCAAACAAGAAAGCTCACAGATGCAGCATATCCTTGAGATACAAAAATTAGAGCTGGAACAAATGCGTATTCGCTTATCTGAATCAGAAAAACTAATGGAAGAACGCAGGTTAGCTAGTGAACAACAATTAGAACGAATTAGATTGAGTATGGAGAATATCCAAACTCAAGCGCTTAAAACTACAGACCCGCAAATGGCTCAAGCTAAACCAAAGCGCAAAAAGAAAGGCACAATTATTACCGATGAGCAAGGTAATCCAGTAGCATTAGAAATCAGTGAAGAACCAGAACGTAAAACGGCTAAACTGATTACTGACGAGTCAGGTGAGTTTGTAGGAATGGAGATTGACTAATGGCAAATGCAATTTATAACAAAGCAAAATATAAGTGGATGGCTCCTGGCACTCTAGGAAGCTCCCAGGGCGATAGTATCGATATGCTCGATGACACAATCAAAGTGGCATTGATTGATACTGGCACTTATACGTTTTCACAGACGCATGAGTATTGGTCATCTGCATCGTCGGCATTAGTGGGCACTGCGGCAACGCTCGCATCTAAAACGCTAACAGATAACGTGTTTGATGCTGCTGATGTAACTTACACTTCTGTTACAGGTAACAGTGTAGAGGCTTTAATTATCTACAAGGATACAGGCTCCGCTGCTACATCGCCGTTAATTGCGTATATTGATGTTGTGGCAAGCGGATTACCTGTTACGCCAAACGGCGGTAACATCACTGTCACTTGGAACGCTTCAGGAATCTTTGCGCTGTAGGATGCAAAAATGGACTTAACGCCGTTAATTGAAGAGTTAGAAAAGCCTGAGTATCAAGATAAAACTGATGCTGAGTGTGTTGATATGGTCAATGCTAAAACTGTTGTAGTTAGGCGGCCTGTATCTGCTGCGCTACTTAAACAGCGCTGCATTGAACAGGGCTTTTGGGGAGACCTTCAGTTAGCGGCTGCTGATTCTTCGGAAACAGGCGAGCGTCGCAAACTAGCATTGGAAGTGGTTAGCTGGCTAAACGATACTCGTATGCCACTAGAGCTAATTAACCTAGATGAACCATCTGTTCAAAACATAATGATAGAATTATACAATGAACAGTTTATTCCAATGGAAACTCTTACAGAGTTACAAGCATTACCAAACACGACAATTAGTTGGTGTGAGAGTGTAGGGCTTGGCAAGGAGATTGGATTAGGTCTTGTCATCAACGCAAGGAGGGCAATATAAGCCATGGCGAATGATATTTTAACTAAATACGCTACCTCTACTACGCTAACAGCGGCAGTAGCTTCACTATTATCTGACACAAGTTTGCTTGCTGGTATTGAATCGAGTGTTATCGATAACAGAACAAACGGATACGATGATTACCTTGTAAGCGGTAAAATTACTACGGGCACTACACCAACAACAGGCAGACAAATAGAAGTATGGGCGGTCGCCTGGGACGGTAACGCTTGGCCTGATGTATTTGACGGAACTTCATCTTCTGCAACTATAACAAGCGCTGAAATTAAAACTTCAATCTGTAAACCTGTTGCAATTTTGCCAACTAACGCTACTTCTAATCAAACTTATCCTTTTACTGGCGTTAGCTTAAAGCAGGTATTTGGTGGCGCTTTACCATCTCAGTGTGTGCTGTTTGTAGTACACAACACCGCAGTTTCTCTTAACGCCACCGCAGGAAATCACGAGTTAAGAATACAGGGCGTATATCCACAGGTGCAGTAAATGGCACTGAAGGACGGATTAGTTAGGGCGTATGTTCCTTGGCTGGGGGCTTCCGGCGGGCGACTTATAGATAGGTCGAACGCTAGAAATCATGCCACGTTGTCAGGCATGGATCCAGGCACAGACTGGACGGCTGCTACTGTTAACGGACTATCTGGTACTGTTCTTGATTTTGACGGTACTAACGACACAGTTACCGCTACTGCTACACAATCACTTACGACTTATCCTTTTACTTTATCATCTTGGGTTTCAAGCAGAGCGCTGCCAGCCTCTCTTTATTCTCAAGGTTTAGCAGTTGGTACAGGCACTAGTAACTATTTTGCTGTCGGTTTTGTTAATATCAGCGGCAATTTAAGAGCTAGCATTATAGGTCGTAATACTACATTTACTCAAAGTAACTCGACTGTAAATCGCTCTCTTAATACTTGGTATCACTTAGTCGGAGTATTTGAGTCGGCTACAAGTAGAAAGCTGTATGTTAATGGAGTTTTAGACCATACAGGTACGACTAGCGTTACGCAATTAGCTAACGGAACTGGTATAAGAGTAGGTTCTCAATTTGCAACACACTTTTTTAACGGTCAAGTTGCCGAAGGTTTAATCTGGAATAGAAATCTTGGCGATGCAGAAATTCGCAATCTGTATTTGTTAGGCCCTGGCAATTTATTTAAACCTAAACCAAGACGGTTAGGATTTGTTGCAGCAGGTGGTGGCGGGCAAACAATCAATGCTAACCTGTTTACTAATACTAACACGTTTTATAACGCTACAGTTACAGCCGGTGCCGTTAATATATCGGCCAATTTGCTTACAAATACTAGCACGTTCTACGATGCAACGATTAGCTCTGGCACTGCTAATATAAATGCTAATTTACTAACTAACACCAGCACATTCTATAATGCTACTGTTACTGCTGGCGCTGTTACCATATCGGCTGACCTGCTCAGCAACGCTAATACATTCTACAATGCTGTTGTGTCTATTGGCGACACTATTGTTGCAGACCTATACACAAATAACAGTACAATTTACAACGCAGTAATTACCGCTGGCGCTGTAAATATATCGGCTAACTTACTTACCAATACCGCTACTATTTACCTGCCTACTGTAACGCAGCTAGTCGATACGATTGTTGCTGATAGGCTAAATAACATTAGCGTTATTTACTTGCCTACCTTAACAGGTGGTTCCACCGCTCCTACGGACACATCCGATATTCTCGATAAAGGGTTACGAAAACGCAAAAAACGCAAATCTCAAGAAGAGATTGATGAAGAAAATATAGCGGCTCAAATACTAAAGGCTAGACAAGGCAAGCAGCAAAAATACGAAGAGCCAAAAAAGCAATTTAATCTTAACTTAAAAGCTAAGTTAGAATCAGACACGCCAGTCGAAAATATCGTTACAGAAGTTGCTGAAGAGATATTGCCCAGCATACCGTTTACTTCAGAAATGCAGCAAGAAATTAGCGGTATTTTACAAGCCTATCAACAAAAGCTAAAACAGCAGCGTCGGGGCCGTCAATTACAAGCGCTAATGTTAATGGCAACAATGGATGACGAATGAGCAAATACAAACTATTTCAATATTGTCCTGTTAAACAAAAAGTAGTTCCTATTGAAGAAGTACAAAAACGAGTACAGTCAAATGCCAGAGACTTGTTTATACAAGACGAAATGGAACCAACGCGAAATCCGTTGAATCCAAGAGAAATTTATACTAGCAAATCAAAGCTCAGAGCGGCTTACAGAGCTGTCGGAGCTGTCGAAGTTGGCGATGCTTACGATAGGGGATATGTACCTGAAAAGGAAACAAACCGACCTACGAAAGAATTGATCAACAAAATGAAAAACGCCGTAATAGAAAGGTTAAACAATGGAAGATAACATTCAAGATGTAGAAACTAATGATGTTGCTGAAAATAAAACAGAAAAAGAGTTTTCGTTACGCGCCAGTTTAAAACAACAGTTGCGTGAGCGCAGCGATGATGAAGAACCAACAAGTTCCGCAGATGACTCCGCACAAGAAGTAAGTGCAGAATTTAATCAAACTCCAACCGCCGACACTGCTACTCAAGCCGTCGTGGAAAGACCGACCTTGGTCCCGCCCAGTGATATGAACGCTGCCGAAAGGGATGCGTATCTTAATCCAACTTCTGCCAATGCGCATATATTACAGCAATATCTTAATAGACGTGCGTATGAGACTAGAACACAATACGACCGAAAGATGCAGGAGGTCAATCAATTAAAACAGCAGACTAGCGCTGTTTATGACGCTATTAGCAAGTATGAAAATGAATATGCTAGGGAGGGTATTAGTTTAAGCGATATAGCAACACGGTCAATAGCCTGGGACAAGGCTATGAAACAAGACCCAGTAGGCACTGCTTTGGAATGGCTAGAATCGTATGGAGTGAGCGTAGAAGATTTAACTGGGTATGCGCACCAATACCAACAACCGTATCAGCCACAGGCCGAATACCTAACTAGAGAGGATGCGGAGCGGATAGCAGCGGAAAAGTTAGAGTCTATACAGCAGGAGCAGGATAAAAAGGCTCTTGAGATGTATAACCAGCGTGTCGTAGAATTGTTTATGAATACCAAGCCACTGTTTAAGGACCCAGAAACAGCCGCACAATTAGAGGCTGAAATGGCTCCAGTGGTTCAGGCGCTCAACTCCACCGGACGATATAGTTCGGCAGAACAAGTGCTAGAAACCGCTTATAACTATGTGGTTAATGGTAATCCGGCCTTCTCCGGTATCGTCCAAAAGATGACCACAGGGCCAGCGGTACAAAAGCAGCAAGCCATTACACAAAAGGCTAAACAAGCTGCAAAAAGCATATCTGGCTCTGCGGGAAGCGGAACTCCCAGGATAAAATCGAACTCATTACGGGATAACCTGGAGCGGCGCTTTAAGGGCGAATAGCAATTTAGGTTATCCCCAAACTGTATAAGGGATAACTAAAATGGCTAACATTGAAGAAGCATTGGTAGCTACCCTCTGGGATCAGTCGGATGAAGTCGCCGATCTTGTGTTGCATCACAATCCGGTTACATCTGTACTTGACGAGAAGGGTCGCGTAAAAAAAGTAGAAGGTGGATACGAACTCCGTAAGCCTGTCATGTATAATGATGCTACGGTAGGCGGGTTTTACCAAGGATACCAGTCATTTGACTTGGCATCTATTGATGACCTAACAGCGTTCCGATTTCAGATCAAGCAGTGCTATGAGCCTGTTGCTATGAACGGACGTGAGCGACGTGCTAACCGAGGAGAGGCCAAGATGTTGGATCTCGCCGAGGAAAAAATGGACGCAGCAATTAAGCGTTTGAAGAATACTGTTTCTACCTCTCTTCGTGGAGATGGAACAGGCTTCGGCGGTCTTGAGTTTGACGGTATCAAGAAGGCAGTTTCGACTTCGCCTTCGTCTGGTACATACGGTGGAATTGACCGTGTTAATAACTCATGGGCGCGTAACTACGCTACAAACGTAACGCTTACAGCTGCAAACGTACAAGAGACTATTACCGATGTAATCAGCCGCCTAACCCGTGGTAGTGAGGCACCGGATCTTGGTCTCATGGATCGTACAGCATGGAAGTTCCTTCATAGCTCGCTAACGGCAATTCAGCGTATTCAGCTTCCTACAAAGAAAGCTGTAGCTGGTTTCCGTACGCTTGCTTATGACGGCGTAGACTTCGTGTTTGACGGTGGTTATGGGTCAAGCGTTCTTGAGACCAATTCGTGTCGTCTGCTCAACACAGACTACTTTACGTTTGATCTCATCCGTGGCGCTGACTTCAAGCCTCTAGCACCAACAATGGATCGTCCGATTGATCAAGATGCTTTCTTCACGGTTATTATCGTTGAAGGAAACCTCTGCTGTTCAGCTCCGGCTCTCCAGGGTGTTATTTACGCTTAATAAGGAGGGATAGAGTATGTCACAGGTAGGATCATTTGGAGTTAATTTTAAGAAAACCTTCACAGGCACAGAGTCGCCGGTTCCGGCTACTTTGATGGCTGTAGGGTCGCTTCCAGAAGGTGAGTTTGTATTCGTACAGGCTGACGGAGCTATCGATCAATACGGATTTGTAAAGATTGAGGCTGACGGCCAGGCTGCTATGCTTACAACTACTAACGCAGGTTCGCAGGGACTTCTTGTTGGCGTGGCTCAGGTAGCTGCTGCCGACAACGAGTACCTTTGGGTATGGGTTGGTGGACTAAACGGCGGTGGATCGGGCAAGGGTATTCGTGGAAAGCTGGCTGCTTCATACGCTGCTAAGGCTAACTTGTTTACCACTGCAACCGCTGGCGTAGCTGATGACGCTTCAACAACTAAGATTGCTTATGTTGTTGGACTTACAACTAACACGGGAGCAGCAGCAGTTGAGTTGTTCTCTGTTGGACATCTGAAGGTAAACTAACCTAATAGGGGGGTAGCAATACCCCCCTAATTTATGAGGATTTATGCCATTACTAACTGATTTAATTGGTTTGGGTATGCCTCCTGAACATGCAAGCGTTTTATCTGGCTTTACTGTTTCTTCTGCTCCGAGTCTAACTTCGAGCGGAACACTAACGGCAGCAGGTACTAACCTTGCTACGGCATTGGCGCTAACATCATTTTTGAATTTAGTAGGAACTACAGGTGTAGGTACAGGAGTTAAACTTCCTGATGCGCCAATAGGAACTATTGTAATTGTTCAAAACAATGGTGCTAACGCTCTTAACGTATTTCCGCACGATGCCACAGGTACACTTAACGGTGGAACTGCTGGCGCTGCGGTAACTTGCGCTGCTGCCGCTGGTAACATTTGCATTCGCCGGTCTGCTACAGATTGGATGGTGTATGTTGTTGCTAAGGAAGCATAACTAACGGGGGGAGCAATCCCCCCCCCATTTTTTAGGTGATTTATGCCAGATTTTACCCCAACCAACCCAGGCGCATTATTCCCAGCTTCAAAACTAACCGCAGTTACGCCAAGCAATTCTACCGTATTAACTGGCGTTAGGGCCG